TGTAGGCTAGACATTCCTGGCCTATGGGCTCCCCGTGTTTGTCAAATACCGTGCTGGTTTTGTCAGCACTAGGTGCGCGACCATTGACCTTGCTCCCTGAAAGACGGATTACTAGGTTATCCGGCGTAGATACGCCCCGTATGATGTCCCGTTCTTGCGTGGGAAGCCAATGCTTCACGTCAGGGGTGCGTTTGCACACCTCAATAATACTGTCCAGCATGGTTCTGGATTGCAGGTCCCCACTGTCAAACCATCTATGATATTTGGTCCCCGATCTATTGATTTGAAAAACCATTGCCTCTATCCAGGTTTGTTGACTGGCATTCTGCCACTTTTCCAGGTTAGACTTGTATCCTTGATTGACACTAGGCCGTAGTTTCTGAAGCTTCCGGGCATAGCAAGACGCGCAGGGTGTCCCCTTGATTTCTGCTAACTTGCTCCCCGTCTTACACGCGAAGGCATCAATGGCGTATGATGTCCCTGGCATCTTGCTGTTGCCTTTGGATATCTTGCCGGATTGGATCGCTTCTTTGACTAACATTACTTATCCTCCTTTAAAAACCATAAACAATAAAAAAACATAACTACACTTGAAATAAAAAACAACCATAACATAAACATTACTTGTTCTCCTCTAATGTGTCCTATCATATCCCCGAACCTATGTCAAGTCCGGGGATATTGTAGGAGACACTAGCGCCGGAATGCCTCAGGAATTTCTAGCGGGTCAGGGTCCGCTATTTCCGCGAGTGCTGCCTGAGCAATCCCGTGGGGATTAAATCCGGCTTCCTGAGCCTGAGCAAGTAGCGCTGCAATCTCAGAGATGAAGCGGGTGTTTTCTAGTTCCGGTTCCCTCTCAGTTGGTTCCTCAGTTGGTTCCTCAGTTGGTTCCTCAGTTGGTTCCTCAGCTTTCTGAGCTTTCTGAATAGCCTTCCGAATTGCTGAGAGCTTGCGCCACCCATTGGCGTGGGCTTCATCAATTACAGCGTCGAAGTTTTCCTGAACAAACTTGCAATCCCTAGCGTATTCGGAACGCTGTTCAGGTGTCAGGAAAACAAATAGGTCCGTTAGTCTCTCACTGTTGGAAATCATCTTCTTGGTGAGGGATTTCTCCGGCCATGCGCCCTCTGTTTCGTTGTGGATCACTTCCCACATGGGGAGAAAATGTTCCGTCACTAGGCTCTGTGTGTGTACCATCTCAGCCTCAGAAGCGCCACGTAAAGCGCGATTAATCGTTTCTACGTTGTGTGTCATAGTCTTGGTTTCCTTTTCATCTGTGGTTGGTGGTGTAGTAGGTTCCGTGGGAGGATTACGGAAGGCTATAGCAGCCTCCCGCGCTTTCTCCCGCATCTCTTTGATCAAGTCGCTGTCAATGTCTTCACATCTATTGACAACTTCCCGGCTGGATACATGGCCGCCGTTCAATTCAACATGTTTTACGGCTCTTTGAAGACCCTTCGCCATCTTGTTCTCAGTATAGCACTCCTGCTCATGATGAAATATGCACCGATCATCAATGCCCCGAGATAGGTCATAGAAGTAACACGCTACATGTTCACGGGTGTGAAGTGTCACCCATGCAACTCCGATGGTCTGACCGTGCTGGTCGTACTTCCCTCCGGCGTCAAAGGCTGTCGTGTAAATTGTCTTAGTCATTGTCGTTGCTCCATAGTTGTTGCCTGTCGTGCCGCGAATTATAAGGATATATCTATAGCGGTCAACAGAAACCTGGGACCATCCCATAAAAAACTTGTGGATAAGTCCCTTTATTTCCTAGTGTTGCATAAATACACCAGGTGGTACAAGGATTGCATAAGCAATAACCATACCAATTGAATTCCTGGGATGTCCCAGGAAATACCATGCTCAGGCACTCTTTTCTCTCGTATTCTCAGGTAGTCTCAGGAAATCCAAACGCCTAATGTGGTCTTTTGTGGTCCTGAGAAGACACCGGGGGGACCCTAGCAGCCACGTCTCTTTGTGTTTGTCCCTCATGCCCACATGGGAAGCAATTTGGACCCCTAAGAATTACATAAATAACTAAACCATAGTAAAATAACTCTTGACTTTTTAGGACAGGCGGGGTACTTCCTAAGAAGTCTTAAGAAGCTATTGACTTTAAGGTATAAATATGGTATAATAAAGCTATAAAGAGGTTGATACTTAAGTACATCCAAGTTAAAACTTTAAGTAGTTAACCTTTATGAATTTAAACAAATTACTTGTCTTCACATCTTAAGAACACTTAAGTATGCAAACCAGTTATGGTTTGGTCTTTTCAAAATAGTCGAGGAGTTGTCTTATGCCTGGTTATGGTTATGGAAGTATGAAACCTAAGAAAAAGAAAAAGGAAGAGGATAAAAAGAAGAAAAAGAAACCTCGTAAGAAAAAATGATAACCTATAGAGGTGAGAAGTTTTCTGGCTATAACAAACCTAAGCGCACTCCAGGCAAGTCTAAAAAGTTTGCTGTTCTTGCCAAAAAAGGCGACAAGACAAAATTAATTAGGTTTGGTGATCCCAATATGTCAATTAAAAAGGATCAACCCAAAAGACGGAAAAGCTTTCGAGCCCGACACAAATGCGATACGTCTCCTCCAGATAAATTATCAGCAAGGTACTGGAGTTGTAAAAAGTGGTAACTGCCTCCCTACGTAGTAGGAAAAAGTCAGGAGCAAGGAATGTCAGAAACAGAAGAAGAGCAACAGCCCTCCGTTGTAAAAAAGAAAAGAGGCAACCCAAACTTTCACAAGGGAATGCCAGCGTTAAATCCAGCGGGGAGACCAAAGGGATCGCTTAATAAATACACTAAACTTTCTAGAGAACTTATGTCCACTAAGGGACCGGAGATTGTAAACAAGGTTATAGAATTAGCACTAGAGGGAGATAGGCACTGTCTTAAAATGTGCATGGACAGAATTATCCCTACCTCCAAAGCAGTAGAGATAACACACGAACATCAGGATCTTGGCGTTAATATTATTATTGAAGGTGTTAAGGCAGTAGAGGCAAGAGAAGCCAAGGAACAGGAAGTATTTGAGGCAGAGTTCCAAGAAGTAAACAAGAATGACTGACTTAAAGGTTACTCTTCACGATGCTCAAATGCAAATCTTTAAGTCCGACAAAAGATTTAAAGTAGCCAGTTGCGGTAGACGGTTTGGTAAAAGTTACTTAGCAGCGTGGGTATTAATTATTAAGGCACTACAGAGTCCAGACAAGGACGTATTTTATGTAGCACCTACGTTTCAACAAGCTAAAGATATTCTCTGGTCTATCCTTAAGGACGTGGGCCAAAGTGTAATCAAAAGCACACATGAGAATACCGCAACGATTACTCTGGTCAACGATAGAAAGATATATTTAAAGGGATCAGATAGACCAGATACTCTAAGGGGCGTGGGACTTGCATATGTCGTTATGGACGAGTATGCCTCTATGAAACCAGAAGTATGGGAGATGATCTTAAGGCCCACACTGGCAGACGTTAAGGGTGGTGCCTTATTTATAGGAACACCAGCAGGAAAAAACCACTTTCATAAGTTATGGCTGGAAGCACAGCTACCGGAAAACGAAGAGGACTGGGAGTCTTATCAGTTTGTTTCAACAGATAATCCTTTTTTGGACCCAGCCGAAATTGACGCCGCACAAAAATCCATGTCTACACAAGCTTTTAGACAAGAGTTTGAAGCAACATTTGAAAGTTTTTCTGGAGGGGTGTTTCAAGAAGAGTGGGTCAAGTATGAAGAAGATGAAGAGTTTGATGAGGAAACTTCCTCTAAGGTGGGTCATTATGTGGTATCGGTGGACCCGGCTGGCTTTGAAAAAGCGGATAAGGGTAGGGGATTAAAATCTTCTAAGCTTGACGAAACAGCAATATCTGTAGTTAAGATTGTAGGGGATGAGTGGTTAGTTAAAGACATACACCATGGACGTTGGAACATTAAAGAAACTGCCGAAAAGATTATTGATGTTTCTGAGGATGTCAATGCCACTACAGTAGGAATTGAATCGGGTGCGCTAAAGAATGCTATTATGCCCTACATCGAAGATGAAATGAGAGTAAGGGGAAGGTGGATAAACATAACGGACGTTACCCACGGCGGCAAAAGAAAACAAGACAGAATAGTCTGGGCCTTACAGGGCCGAATGGAACACGGTAAGATTAAATTTCGTAAGGCAAACTGGAACCATGAGTTTATTTCTCAAATGCTAGACTTTCCAAGTCCACTATCCCACGATGACTTACTGGACTCTCTAGCATACATAGACCAAGTTTCTGTAGCTGACTATGCAAGTTCAATAGAAATAGACGAGTGGGAACCACTAGATACGGTATCGGGGTATTAATTTATGGATAGCTTAGTATACAGAGACCCTCAGGCATCCTTAGCGTCATGGGTGATGAACAAGGTCGAAGAGTGGGAAGACCACCGTAATACTAATTACATGGAAAAATGGGACGAGTACTATCGCATTTGGCGAGGTATCTGGTCTTACGAAGATAAAACAAGAGAGTCAGAAAACTCCAAATTAATTTCTCCCGCAACACAACAAGCTATTGAATCTACCGTAGCGGAACTTGAAGAAGCTATCTTTGGTAGAGATATGTGGTTTGATATACGTGATGACGTAACGGATCAAAATCCTACGGATATTGCCGTTATGCGAACCATACTTCAAGAAGATATGATGCGATGTAAAGTAAAAGATTCAATTGTTGAGTCTTTGCTTAATGCTGCTATTTATGGTACGGGCATTGCAAAAATAAATGTAATGGACGAAATAGAAAAGGTTCCAGTAGAAACAGGCATCCCTGGAACTCTTACGACAGATGTAGCAGTTCAAGAAAAAGTTATTACGTCAGTTAAAGTAGACTCACTAACTCCAAAAGAGTTTGTAATTGATCCTTGTGTTACTTCAATTGATGAAGCTCTGGGCGTTGCT